GCGCCGATGCGCCCGGCTTCACGCGGTGACATCGTACCCGTAGCCAGCGCCCGATGAATGCCGGTCGCCGTCGCACCGAAGCGCTCGATGCGATGCGCCAGCGTGCTCGGCGGCAGTTCCCGCGACCGCGCCAGTTCCGACAGCGTCCACTGCCGGCCCTCGAACTCGACGACGCGCGCGCGCGGCATCTCAGGCCACCAGCGCCCGAAAGCGTTCACGGCGCTGCCGGGCCGCATCACGCGGATCCTCGCGGTATCCATAGATATAGCCGCGCTGGTTCGCATTCAAAAACGTACTCGCCGACGGTACCCGCACGCGCAGCCCAACCCGCTCCAGCACCCCGGCCCAGTAGGCGACATTCGGATGACCGTCCTCAACCCGGCCTGAGCGGTGGTGATGGTAGTCCGCGCCCCAGACCGTCAGTTCCTGCACGCCGATGTAGGCCGCGTAAATCAGGATGTAGGCCAGCGAATTATGAAACCAGTCGCCATGGGTCGCGCCGACCGATTCCCGCTGCCAGGCATCGATTTCCGCGAACGGAAAGCGCTGCACATGCGCCGGCCACCCCTCCGCCGTATCGCTTGTGATGATGGGCCGATTATGCCGCCACAGCCGCGCGCCATATTCCGGGTAGTGGTCCGCCTCGCCCTGAATGTGGTCCATGACGAACAGCAGGTCGTGCGGCACATGCCACACGCCGCGATTCAGCGTCCACACCTCATCCCCTGGCGGAAACGCCGGCTCCGGCTCCTGCATCGCCATGCAATACTCTTCGCGACTCGGACCCAGTGACACCAGCGTCACCCGGCGCGGCGCACCCTGCGTCGGATGCGTCCAACTGCTCTTATCCATCAGGCTACCTCCCACGCAGCCAGGGCTCCCCCGGCTGCCGACGAATAAACCCCGAACCCTGCCGCTGCACCGGCGACTTCTTCACCGGGGCCGCAGGCTTTTCTGTCGCCGACGGCGCATCCGCGATGGCCACCCGCGTCGTTTCCGGACAGGCCCAGACCGGCGGGCGCGTCCAGTCCACCCGTTCCGCACCGAGCTGGATATTCACCGCCGCCGCATAGCAGAACAGGTCGAACGCCTCGTTATGCGCATGGCCAGGCCGTTCCCAGCCGGACGCGGTACGCACCTCGGCGGTCAACTCCTCAAAAAACCACGACTCCAGCCACTCAGGAAAATGGATGTAGCCCGGCCCCGGCGCATCCCGGTCCAAATCAGCGGCCAGCGCATCCTTCAGAATCAGCGTGTTCAGCAGATAAACCGGAATCTCACCGCGCGCATTGGCCTTGCGGTCACGGCGCGCACTGCTATCCGGGAAGGACTGCCGCACCCGGGGCGCATCGCTGCGCGACCCACCCTTGACCAGAAACACCTTGCGGCCCACACCCGCATTCCGGCACATGCGCCAGAACGAATAGGCCCGCTCCGTGACCCCGGCCCGACCGCCCGAGTCCACCGCAACCGCTGTCGGAATCAGCCCATACGCGGGGTCATCCAGCAGCGGATAGGGGCGCATCACCTTCTCCAGCATGAACCGCCAATCCTCGACGTTGCGCGCCGGGTCGATGGCCTCCTGTCCCGCCTTCCAGCGCAGGTTGTAGCGGTCGATCAGCCAGCGCTCATTGGCCGCGCCGTAGCCGATGACCTGCACCACAAAGTGCGTGCGCTGCACGTCCACCGCGACAATCAGATAGCGCACCTCTGGCGGCACATGACGCTTCTCCAGCACCTCGACCCGTGACGCCATCGCCTGCGGATTGCGACTGCGGCCTGCCGCGCGCGGTCGATAGGCCATGCCGAAGTCGCCGGTGGTGACCGCCTGCAGGGCATCCTCGTTGCCGGTCTTGTCGGCGACCTCGCTCGCGGCCTGATGCTTCGTCCACAACGACTCCCAGTTCTGATAGGCCGCCTGCGGACCCGACAGCCAGTAGCTGGCAATCGACGACCGGCGCGCCTCACCCGACACCGTGCCATCCGCCGCAATCCGCTGCCCCTCGGCCAGCCACACCCCGCGCCGGTTCATCATCGCCTTGTGCTCGCGCGCAATCGCCGCGCCGCAGCCGGTGCAGATGACGCAGATCATCTCGTCCACGCGGGTCAGCGCATCGACGCTCGCCGCCGGGGTGAAATACTCGCCGCAGTGCGGACAGGGCCAGTAGTAGCGCTGGCGGTCGCCCTGGTTGTACAGCGCGAAGATGCCGCCGACGGGCGGACCTTCGTGCGGGCTGGACGGCGTCCAGCTTTCCGACGCGGCCAGCAGCCGGCCCGGACTGGATTCCACCAGAATGCGCCCGCCGGTCATGTAGGTCTGGGTGCGTTTGCGCGCCAGCGTGAAGCCGTCGCCCTCGCCATCGATGTTGTCCGGGTAACGGTCGTAATCGGTCAGCGCGACATAGCGCAGGGTCTTGCCGGACAACTGCGAAATGGCCGGCCAGCCGATTTTCAGAATCATGCCGTGCCGATAGCGCTTATCGAACACGTTGTCATCGCGGAAATACGGCGACAGGCGCTGCTGCAACTCCGGGGAATGGCGATGCAGCCGGTCCAAATCATCGCGGCTGAAATCGCGCGCAGTATCGGCGGTCATGTGAATGATGGCCGCGTCGCCGGGGTCGCACATCACCATGTAGGTCAGCCAGCCCAGCACCAGAGCCGCCGATTTGCCGGTGCGCGCCGGCCCAACAAACACCACAGCTTCCACCGAGCGGTCCGTAAGCCGGTTCATCGGCCCGGCCATGTACGGCGTCTGCTCCAGCGACCAGGGACCGGAATACCCGCCGGGGCGGTGGATGCGCATGAACTGCTGTGCCGCATCCACGACATCGATGCGCATGGGCGGGCGCAGCACTTCCGCCGCTGCCCGCACCACGTCAAACGCTGCACTCATGCGGAGGCAGCCGGGTCGTTCAGGCGCGACACCGCCAGATAGAGCGTCTCGCGCGCCGCGTCGATTTTGCGATGCAGGCTGTTCACCGCATCGGGACTCAGTGCGTGTTCCCGCTCCAGCGAATCCGGCAGCGAGGACAGCGCCTGCGCCAGAATCTTCAGCATCTCACCCACTGCGCGCTCCACATCCGCCGCCGGCAACAGTTCGCGCGTCTCCTGCTCCAGCTTGATTTTCTCGCGTTCGGCGCGGAAATGGTCGAGCCGGTCTTTTGGCGCCATACGTTCCGGGTTCGGCTCGACCCGGTCCAACTTCCAGGCATAGCGATATACCGCAGGCGCTGCATCCCGCAGCAGCCAGCCGCGCTTGCCGTTCACCTCGCGGGAGGGTTGCGTCTCCAGCGCGCGCCGCACCAGACGCACATCCAGCGCCAGCACATCCGATAGTCGCGTCGCAGACCACAGCGGCTCCTCGATGCTGGAAACGGCCTTCCCGTTCAACTGCGCTCTCTCCTCCGCAACTCATCCAGCTCGTGACGCAGTTCGTAGTTCTCGCGCATCAGCGTTTCGATGAGCGTCTCATCCTTCTTGCCGCGCACATCCTTCCAGATTTCGCGCAGGATGCGCCAGACACCGGCAACAATCACCGCACCCAGCGCCGATTTCTCTGGATGCTCCAGCAGCCACCGCGCCATCGCGTAGCTCTCACTATCCATCACAGCGGATACGCACGATGGACCAGATTGAGAAAACGGCCAGCACGGCATACAACATGCCGCTCATTGGCGGCGGATAGTCGGATAGATTATTCAGGGCGAATGACAGCAGGCAGAATGCCACCGCCATCCGTGCCAACAGGCGCAGAATAAAAGGCGGGAGACGCGGCCATAAAACAATCAGCAGGCCATATCCACCACAGCCGATAAACGTCCACGCCCACACGACTTGGTCCATCATGCGCCGCATCGGGAAATAGACACCGTCGAATCGCGAGAACAAATCCGGGAACAGCAGCAGATGCAGTCCCATAGCGAGAAAGCCCGCACTCATGGCCAGGTCGAATATCGAATACGGCGCACGCCACAGCAGATGACGCAGGCGGTAGCAGATACCCATGCAGGTATTCACCGGGCAACGCCTTTTGTCTTCTCATAGCTCCTGAGTCCGGCTATGCCGAGCATGCCGAACAGCAGTTCCATGAGCACATCCGACACTACCGGTTTCGGTGCAGTCAGGGTCGGCTGAAACGTCACCAGCCACAGCAGCAGCGGATATACGACGTACTGATAGCCGAGTGCTGTCGCGCATATCCAGCCGACTGCGGGCCGCCATGACGACACGAACGCATTTTGGTTAGCCGCTTCCGCCGCATTGACTGCCGCCTGGCCTTTCGCCGATTCGACCTCGGCATTCAATTGCGCGAGAGCAAGCGTCAGCTTTCCCCTTTCAGCTTCACTCGCATCCGGCCAGATACGATTGATGACGCCATTCGCCAGGTCAGCGACTGCGCCGAGTCCGGTCAGGTCTGTCACGCCACAACCCTCGAAAACTCAGGCCGTTCAGCGCAGACGATATCCTCAAGCGCGGCAATCACCGCCTCAGTCGTCGCATTGCCGTCTACAAGCGGATCGCCTGTAGAGGGTACGGCTTGCATGTCTGCAAGCGTCTGCATGATTTTTTGCTGTGCGGCCTGCCCGATATAGCGAATCTCAGTCGGGAAACCGGACAGTTCAGGCAGTCCAGCAGTGAATGCTGCTTCTGAATGCCAACAGTGCAGAGTCAATGCCGCGATTTCATCGCCCGGCAGAATCTGAAGAGTCAGCGGGTAGATTTTCGCAAATGCCTGCGGATGTTCAGCGCCGTCGGGAGTCGTGAGAGTAGCCGTGAGTGCCATGATTACGCCTGAATGGTTTGTGAAATAAAAGTGGAGCACGTCCAGCGAATCGAAGTCGCTGCGAGCCCGGTGACAGTAATCGCGAGCGCCTCGTTCGTGTTGTCTGCCGTCGCAGTCACTGCGCATCCGGCCATTTCCGTATCCTGCGCAATCAGGATGATGCTCGGCGTGCCGACGATGCGCGTGTCGTTACTGCC